TAACCCGAGTGTAGTGCTGCACGTTGAAGGGTGAGGTTGGAGCAGTTGTTTTTAACGAACAACCAGTAGCAATACTGAGAGAAATGTAGGGATAAAACAGAACAGCGGCTATGGCTGTGTCAAAACATCTTCTTAAAAAGAAAAATGTGACTACTTATTCTGTAGTAACATACTATGAAATTAGCATATCAATACGACGAAGATTTCGTTCCGCTAAAAGATAACTTTTTAAAAAACATTCATGACGAATTTGAGTTTATAGAAAAAAAACTTGAAAAACCTAAATTTTCTCAGGGTGCTACACAATCAGACCAGTTTGGTGGTGGTATAGATTATTGGATTGGAAACACAAAATATCTATTGAACATAATAAATTCATGTGAACCCAATGAATACTTTATGTTTTCCGACGTTGATATTGTATTTTTTAAACCAATATTGCCTACTATAAATAAACTAATTAGTGACAATAGTTATGATGCTTTATTCTCCAGAGAGATTCCATATGGGGAAGTTCCATGGCAAGGTGGTGATGTTCCTGGAAATATCAACTTTGGTTTTTTTGTAATGAAGGCTTGTGATCGATCAAGAAGATTTTTGGAAGAGTTATTAATATCGATTGAAAAAAATAGAATACTAAATCAAGTTATAGTTAATAAGTTATTGTATGGTTCTCCTAAATATAATCTTAATTGGAATCTACTGCCGATAGAGTTTACCACTACAAATTTTTTTGGGCCCGTATTACCAACTGACTTTAATAAGGATCATGCTCTTGTTAATAAAAATTCTTTAACATTTCATGCAATCTATCCGATTGATCCGTATGAAAAAATGAAGTTATTGAAACTTGCAATTGATACTGTGAATAAAGATGAAAATAGTAATTAATTCAAATATAAGTTACAAATTACCATTAAAATTGCTTTTGGAGTCAATTTTAAAGTCTGATATTAAAAACATATCCGATGTTATTGTAGTATTATCCGAGTCAGATCGAGAATCTACACCCGAATTAAAAGAAATAAATTCAATAACGGACATAGATTCATCAGAAAAAGTAGTAGTGATTGAGTCTGTCAGAAGAAATTATGATTATTGTGGGTTTGACGTATTATACAAATATTATGGTAATAAACTAATTGACTCAAATGAGTATTTGTATTTACACGATACTTCCACGGTTGACTCTGATTTTTATAGTAAAATTACCAAGTTTGCAGACCTATCAGAAGATGTAATTATTTCGCCATTGAAGCAAAATTCAAATATTATCATCTTTCAGAAGAACATCATCACAAAATACAAAGATAATTTTAGTGTTGATATGAACAAGTATCAAGCAACGTGGGCAGAAGTTTCCGATGGTGTTTTTGTAGATAATAAATGGGTGACAAATATTTTAAAATTCGGTGTTGTGAAATCTGTCGATGAACGTGTATTGACTGGAAATACGGATGTATACAATACGGGGTGTTATAGATCCATCTTATACTACAAAGATTTTGGTATAAGCAAGTATATATTCTGGAATAATGATGGTGATGTAAAAGGAAAATTAAGAGGGCCTACGTTATCATAATCTTGTGGTGGTTTGGCCACAGCGTGAGGGACACGATACACCCCTGTATGTCTGACCCGGACGAATCTGATCCAGATAGGATAGGGTTGAATTTAAAGTTATGAATAATACAAATAGATTACATATTGTGCCCAAAGGATGGGGATTTGAAAAGTGGATTGTCAACAACGAAAAGTATTGCGGCAAGATTCTGTATCTTGTCAAAGACCGTAAGTGTAGTTGGCATTATCACAAGGTCAAAGATGAAACCTTTTATGTTCAAAGTGGTAAAATTGAATTACGTTATGGTAAACATGATGATATCAAAATGTCTACGTCTGTGATTTTAAACAAGGGTGACCATTTTCATATTCCAATTGGATTAAAGCATCAAATGTATGCTATTGAGGATACTGAACTATTTGAGTTTAGCACCCAACATTTTGACGAAGATAGCATTCGTCTTGAAAAGGGAGATTAAAAATTTGATCATTGGTGTATAGAATTAACGCACACTACCTATTAGCTGGTAGAGGAGATGGAAGTTGACGGGTTAGACAGTAAGAGGAACGTTTCGTGAAATCCCCGTATATTCGCAAGTCATGGTCATCCAATTTGTAGTTGACAAAGTAAAAAAACGTGGTAAACTAGTGTTATGAAAAAGATGATTGTGTCGTTGATTTTGATTGGCAACGTTCTAATTGCTAGTGAAGTTATCAAGGAAGTAAAGATCGAACCTATCACGGTTTACGTTGTCCGTAATGGTGATTCGGATCGATCAATTCATAAAGTTTTTTTGACAGAGAAGTCAGCTAAGAAGTATTGTGATACATACAAGGAAAGTCACAATTATGAATGTGAAGTTCTTGTGTTGACCGAATAATACTTATTAGTGTGCGGGAGTGATGTAACGGTAGCCTGGGGCTCTTCCAAAGCCCACGAAAGGGTTCGATTCCCTTTTCCCGCTCCACTTTTAAATATTATGGCAACTAAAGGAATGAGACGACAACACTTACGTAAAACCAAAAAAGGTTATTGCAATGTTAAAAGTTGTAGTGTAAAAAAGCGTAAGAAGAAGTAATTTAATGGCTGGGGTTTCAGCAAACGACGAATCCTCATAAGGTTTGTTAAGTGGGGGCAGCACCCATACCAGCTACCATTTTTTGTTCTTTAAAATTTAATGGGCGTGTTCAGGTTTCGATTTAAGGATGCGTTCATGCTAGGCACGTAGAGGATGATAGTTGGCCTCTTTAAACGTCTATCAAAACATAACTGCTGAAGAAAACGTAGTTAGCTATGACTTCTCTTACGAGAACACCGTAGCACTTGCAGCCTAATTAAAGGTCGCACATTTGATCAATGATTGTTCGATAGTTGATTGAATGTTATTATCGGACTATAATTGGAATGATTGATTTGCTCATCCAATCTACCTACTTGTAAATCTTAAGAAACAAATTTTTGATGATTTAGATTTTGTTTCCTATCAAATACAAATCATACAAGCGTGTAGTCTGGTATGGATCACTTCTTAAAGACGCGAGTTCGATTCTCGCCACGTCCACCATTTTTATTAAAAGACCCAAGCATAAACTTGGGTCTTTTTTTATGGTTCGAAGTCAATGTAGCTGTCAAACACAAGACAATGTTTGTTTGTAGGATCAATGTAACCTTCTTGTTCTAGGTATTTTATCATGTGTTCTCTACAATGATCGTCTTCATACAAATCACATTTTTCTGGGTGTCTTAAAACAACGAAGCGGTCATCCCATATGGTTATTTTGTGATTGTTGATTTCGATATCGTGAAAATTAACCGTGTCCATATCTATAAGTATATTTATAAACAGATGAAATCCTACAGTTTGCTATACGAAGCTAGTATATATGATTATTTGGTTTGGGAGCCACAAGGCAAACTCAAACATATTGCCGATACACTTGATACCTATAATAGTTTTGGATCGGATGATTTGTTCAGAGGTATGTCCAAGAAGGAGTTGGATGTGTTACAAAAACACGGCAAAGTGACTTCCAAGGGTAAGGGTAACACACGTAACATCTACGGAAGTTATCTAGCGAGCGATTTTAAATTGAGTGCTAGATTTGCATTAGTAAACTATCGTGATAAAGGTGAGGGTGTAATAATTGTGGTAGATAAAAATAAGCTGCCAGACTTAAAAAGTGTTGATCCAGGCAATTTCGTTACTAGTTATATACCGATAGAGGCAGTAAAACAAATTATAGATTTATCAAAGTTATGAGTCAAATTAAATTGAATAAAGCAGACGCACAAAAGAAAGTATATGAACTAACCGAAAAGCTTCTTTATGTTAAGAAGGATTTTAAGGATGTAGCAGCCGGATATAAGGAAAAGATCAAAGAGATTGAGAACGAGATCAAGGCTGTTGTAGAAGAAGCTACTACCACAACGCCATAACATTACTTTTGTTTTTTACTTCGTTTCTTCTTGGGTTTATGATTCTTAGCAGGTGTCAAGCGGATGCTATTTATAAATTCTTCCGTCTTGACATTTAATTTTTTCTTCATATAATTAAGTATTATGGTAAAGACAAAAGAAAAAATCAAACGTAAGAAACGTATCAAAAAAGAAATCGTTGTTGACCGTGAGATTTCCAAGCTAACAAAAGGTCTAGAAGTTATCAGTAGATCATACAGTCAAAACGGTAATCCATTTAAAATTTACAAAAACATTCCAACCGAATTGACGGTGGATCATATGACTGAAAAGGGACGTAAAGTGTTGTCGTCTATATATCCAGACAGTCATGAAATTTATTTGGTCCAGTATTATAGACCTGGTGAACCAACATATCCGCATGGCGGAGTAAAGATTTACAATAAAACCTTGGGTGAACAAAGGTGTGTTTATCCAGAAGCAGTAGTCAAACACAAAGACGTTGAGTATTATAACAAATCAATGGAAATAGATTGACATACAACTGTTTAGGTGATATTGTAACGAGTCTGTAGGGACTGATAATCCATACAGTAAGTGATTATATCGATACCAAACATTAACATATAACATATAAATGCAAACTAAGACTAAGAAGAACGAAAATACTACGAATACTGAGCCATCGCCTTGTTTTGTTGTATTGAGAAACGGTGCTCGTGTTTCAGATGAAGAATATACAAGCCGTGATGAAGCCAAGGCTGAATTCGATCACTGGAACAAGGTGATTACTCGCTGGCCTGATGGCAGTAAGTTAGAGATCGTTAACATTACAAAGAAAGGAAAGTAATATATGGGATTGCGTGAACAAATTAAGACTGCAAATTCTGAATCCGAAGTTTCTACTTTATTATCAAAGGGAAAGAGTTTTGAGTTTGCATCAGAACGAACCAAACAGTCTTGGAAGTCTACTGCAAGATTCAGACTTGCGCAATTGACTAACGGAGTTACAGCACAAACTCCAGAAAAGTCAGTTGAGTCCAAGAAGACCAAGAAGAAGTCTTCTAGTAAAAAGACGGATTAATAAATAGTAGTAACAGTTAAGTTAAACGACAAGGGCGCCAAAATAATGGCGCCCTTATTGTTTTTGTAGCAGATATTTATTAACATGGCAAAGAGGTTTCAAACAAAAACGATTCCATCGGAATTCAAAACGATGGATGAGTATGTTACAAAGCACAAATCGGAATTGACAGAACAAGTTATAACTGCAATAGAGTTTGCTTTAAAAAACAATTTGACAAATGTTGAAGTGTTTGACTTCAGTGATACTGATTTTATAGTGGTTTTGAATACATCTACATTCAAAGAGAATTTGGAAAACATTTATGATTACTATATCGACACAGAACAATATGAGTTCTGTGAGCGTGTTTTGAACTTAAAACAAATAATTAACCAAGAAAAACCTAATGAGCAAGAAAAAAGACACAAGTCCAAAAGTTCCACAAAATCCAAAAATAAGGGACTCAATCCAAATTAAAAGTGTAGACTTAACTGAAAAACAAAAACAGCTCATAGAAATATTACGAGATAAAAACACAAAGTTAGTATTTGTTGCGGGACCAGCCGGAACCTCAAAAACATATACTGCTATTCTCGCAGGTTTACATTTGATTAATGATAAACGTGTTAGCGAGATGATTTATATCAGAACAGCTGTTGAAAGTAGTGATAGTAAACTTGGATTTTTGCCAGGTGAAATGGACGACAAAATGAGTCCATATATACAACCTTTGATTGATAAGTTAGAAGAGTTGTTACCAAAGTCTGATGTTGATAAATTAAAGAAGGAAGAACGTATTCATGGAGCACCAGTAAACTTTCTTCGTGGTTTGAATTGGAATGCTAAGTGTATTGTTGCAGACGAAGCACAAAATATGACCAAGAAAGAACTAACAACTCTTATTACGAGAGTTGGTGAGTTTAGTAAGTTGTATGTTTGTGGTGACCCAGACCAAAGTGATATCAATGGCAAAAGCGGTTTGACTGCAATAATGAATATATTTGACGATCAAGAAAGCCGTGACAACGGAATTCATATATTTAAGTTTGACGAGGATGATGTGGTTAGAAGCGGGTTGGTCAAATTTATATTAAAAAAACTCAAAAAGTTTAATTGATTGATAATTATATTTATAACATATGGCAGTATTAACTAATAGAGGTAGACTTATTTCGTCATTGGCAGAATATGACATAAACACATATTCTCCCTCTGACTTACTCGTCATTCAAGACTTATCAGCAAACGTGACCGAAAAGATAACGGTAGCAAACCTATCTAATGTCCTTTTGCAAGCAGCTGTTAATACACAGCTCAATTTTGGTGACATAGACAATAAGTTTACAGGCTCATTTTTTGTTCCCGAAGACAACAGCCTTGGCTTTCCAGGAACATTGACCGTATTAGGACGATCTAGGTTGGGTAAATATAATTCAATAACACCCATAGTCGATATCAATAGTGATACTCAAGAGGTTGACATAACTTGTGCTAATTTTGTTTTATCGCAGGTGGGAGGCCCTGGCCAAGGTATAGTTTTAAACGGAAATACTAGCATTGCTGCTCAGTTAGAAGTAGATTCTGATATTCTTGTTGGCGGAAATATAGATGCATCTCTTGGATCTGTATTAGCTGCTGGATTTGTTGGAAAATTAACTGGACCTGTGACTGGTAGTATTCGTGGCGATGTATATTCTGATACCGGAGTTCAGGTTTTGGAAAATGGATCTGGTGGAGTCAATACAGCATTCTTTTATGGAACTGCTAGTCGTGCTGATTCAGTCAAAAGCGCATCACATGCTTTAGTTGCTGATACCACACTTACTTGTGTAAGTTCCGTCACCAGTGCTTCATATGCACTATCTTCATCATATACAGATATAGCTGAATTATCAAATACTTCAAGTTACTTAGACTATACGATTGGAGTAAATAATGGAACTGCATCTTATGCTGTAATTGCTGCAAGTGCTTTGACTTTAATCAACCCACCTACCAGCGCGGTCAGTTCAAGTTACTCAGTAAATTCTTCTACTACAGATGAAGTTGCTGGTGATGCAACCGGAACTGGTGTAGGAACATTTAATATTGCATTTTTCTCACAATCAAAAGTTGCTTCAAATAACGGATTTTTTCGTATTACGAACGGTGCCGGATTGGGTAATTATCAACAAATTCGAATTTCTTCATCTAGATATAATAATGGTATTGTTATCGCATCTAGAGGATATAGTAGTAATAATCAATCATATACAGCATACTACAATCTAAACAGTTCAAAAAATTTGGCAGACTATCCAAATGTTTCTGGATATACAGTTGGTTCATTCAATAGTGGTAGTTTAATTTTCGCAGCGCCACTTGGTAGTTTTGAATTTTCTTCATCAACAAGAGTTGCTGTAGGATCATCAACTGAAACATATGGTTTTGTAAGTAGAAGGTCAGGATATTATTTCTGGCCATATATGGGTTCCAATACTCCAAGTAGAGATGGTTCTATAGGTATAGGTGTTCAAGCCCCCAATTCCGCTGACACTACCTCTGCTTTGTTAGGTAAGTTCCACGTTAGATGCTTTAGTTCAAGTAAAGCACATGTTGGTAAAGTAACTGGTCAAGCTTTGACTGGCACTGTAAAGTTGCCTGAGTATGCTATTTATGTGGATTATGGCTCTAGCAGTTACAGTCCAATTTTTAGTGTAGGTGCGTCTGGTTCTAATGCTGGTGATGTTTATGTTGGTGGCGATATGACTGTTGCTGGAACATTAAATGCAACGCTTGGTTATGGAACTCAAACTGCAAATGCTTTCGCAGTAAGATATCCACTAGGAGCAATAACTTACGGAGATTACATTTTCTATTGTCAGTCTAATTTTACAAACAGAGGATACTTGTTCAGATTAAACCAAGTCACAAATGAAGTAACTAAAATTTTTGACGGAAATAATACTTTTTCTCCAGCAAGACAATTTTATGCTGGTCACATGGCACTTCATAATTTTGACAATAATGGTGTCCCGGGAGATTATATAGTAGTCGCTGATAGTTCATACATATATGCAATCGGAGCTTTGACTTCTGGAGCGCCAACAATCACAGAATTTTACGCCGGTGGAGGTAATTTTTATCAATATAAATGTGCATATGTAGATGCATCATCCGGTCTGCCTGGAACTGGGGCTGGAACACCAACACGACCTACTTTTTACTTATTACCTGATTCATATCAAGCTGGTGGAAATACTGCTAATGCACTAACAATGTATAAGGTTTATTGGAATGGATCTGCATATGCTTATGCTCCAGTAGGAACAGCATTGGATATATTGAATAATTCTCTTATATTGGGTAACGCAAATTTGGTGAGTATAAATGGCACCGTTAACTACGCTACAATAACTAACATATATAATCCAGTTAAACGTAGATGGTATTGTATTAATAACAACAGTGGTATGTGTGATATATTCAATATCAGTGCGTATAGTTCTAATGATATTGGAGCATGGTGGGCACAAGCAGCTGGAACTAGAGATCCACAGTTGCAATATGTAAAGACTATCGTTATTCCACAACAAGGTTCTAATTACTGGACAGATTCTAACTGGGAATCATATGGTTTGGAGTATGATACAACCACGGGTCAAGAAAAGTTCTGGACATGGAATCGTGTCAACAATAGTTTATTGACTGGTATTGTTGGTAAATCTCCGTGGTATGGTAGTTAATTCTAAAAATTTCAATATTTATTAACATATGGCAAGTTCATGTAATAGTCTCAACGTTCAGACAATCAAAGTAAGTCAACTAGCTCCTCCTAGCCGAGACATCATCAATAACGATTTCTTTTTGATGATCGAAAGCGGATCGTCTCTTTATTCTAGAAGAGCAACATTTGGAGATTTACTTACTTACATCAATACAGCTGACGGAAGTTACACAGGTAGTTTTACTGGTAGTTTTAAAGGAAACTTCACATCTGGAAAAGTTACTGGAAGTTTTCTTGGTAACCTCAAGGGTAATGTAACTGGAACCGCAAGTTGGGCCAATAGTGCAAGTATTGCAAAAACTGCTTCATATGTTTCAGGTTATCCAAGTGGCGCTGGAACTACAGACTATACAACATATTGGGTTGACGGAGATACAGTTGGAGGTAACGACTATATACGTAGATCGTCTACAATGACATCTCTAGGCGGTTCATGGCCTGCTACAACGGGTAGAAGTATTTTGATGAGACCACTATGTGTAGGAACGCAAGGTGCTCTTGGTAGTGGATTGATTGGTCAACACTTGATCCAATTTTCATCGTCTGCTACAGCTGGAGGATCAGTGTTTATGTATGACATGGGTCTACAAAACTCAAATAACTACATAAGAACAGGCGCAAACTTTGCAATTTTCTATTCGGGTTCGTTTGATGCTGGTGCTTATTCTGGTGCTGGAATCGATGCAATTTGGAGACCAGATACTGCGACTAAGACTGGTAGATATGGATTTGTAAGTTTTGGTGTAAGACAACGTTTGGTTGGTGTAGGTCATTTCCCAGCATCGTCAGGTGTTAATGCACAGTTACACGTTCATTTAAGTGGATCGTATGGATGGCCAGCATTTTCATATTCGCCTGGGTATGCTACGTTTAATCCTAATGAAAATGTATTCTTGGTAACATCTGGCAGTTCTTATACCAAGTTGTTGAGAGTGAGTGGTAGTGGTCAGATGGATGTTCGTGGAGATATCGTTGCATATTCTACATTCGCAACATCAGATGCACGTCTTAAGGAGGACGTTGCTCCTATTGAAGATGCTTACACAAAACTATCATCATTGAATCCAGTGTCATTCGTCTGGTCACATACTGATCAAGCTGATTTTGGTTTGATCGCTCAAGAAGTTGAAGAAATTTTCCCAGAGTTTGTCAAAGATAACATGGATGGTTATAAGACCGTTAAATATACATCATTCATTCCTCTATTGATCAAGACAATTCAAGAACAACAACAACTTATTGAAAGTTTACAAGACAGAGTAGCTACATTAGAAGAGGATCGATAAAATATGTCTGCGATAACTAGGTTGAACAGAACAGGCCCAATCGCATTCTCCCAAATGACAATTGGGACACCATATGGTGCGATCAATAATCTGATTGATAACGTTGTTGGCACACCAGCATCTCAAAATATTTCGTTATCTGCATCGTTGGGATTGTTGATCAAAAATACAGGAGATCCAACAACTGACACAAAAGATTCGTTGGGTCTTGGTATTGGATTGGTAACACTCAATCAGTCAGCCGATGCAAGAATGAGTGAGTTTTATGGTGGTAATTATTTAAGTGCATCTATAACCAAGTCTGGTTCCGCAACGGGTGTATGGTTTACTGAGTTTTATCCAGATAGTGTAGTTCCAAATGCCAACTATTTGACAAGAGAAACTTCAAGTAGAGTTTATAGATACACGGTATATTCAAAGCCAAATCCTCCTGGTAGTTCAACATTTAGACTTCAATATTCATACATAAGACCAAACGATTCGGACGAATATATTACTCAACTTACCGATAATAATATTTACAAAATTGTTTTGAAGGACACGGTGTCTAATGCGTTTACATCTAGTCTTTTTACTGGATCGTGTGCTGCTGGGTCTACCACTAGTCAAACTACATTATTTGAATCTAATAATACTACAAATTTTCAAGCTACTGTAGATTCTACAAGATTTTTTATTAATGCAAGTAGCACAATAAGTTCTTTTCAACGAAGTGATTTGAATAGTATTTGTAGTTTTATAAATACACTGATCAATACACCAGAGACTTATGCTTTAAGCGGATACACAAGAACGATACCTGTCGTTGGTTCTTCAGGAACCAGAACATTTTCAGTGGAGGGATTCATAGCAAATGTTATAGGTGGTGGTCGATATTTTGCGGGATACATTTTAGCAACCGGTTGTCCAGGTTGGCCAAATCTATCATATGCAGTTTCAGATTCACGAACTACTGCTGGAAGTGCTATTTTTAACATTTCTACAATTTCCGATCCGACTGCTGCTGGTAGTTGCGGTTCTGCTCCTACACTTACTATATCAAACACAGCAGTAACTCAAAGATGTGGATTAACTGCTCAAGTCACTGCAACGCCAACTGGACCTACACAAGTAAGATTTAGTGGTAGTGCTATATTTACAAATCCAGTAACAAATGCGTATAATGCGTCATTTAATCTGAACGTTGCTGCTCCTCCATATACATCAGACTGGATCAACACAGCCAACGGTATGTCACTGTATGCTGCTCCTGGTGGTATCGCACAACTTTTACCAACCTTTAGTCCAACCACGTTTACATTAGCTCCAGGTGCGACACAAGTTGTTAACTATGGATTTGGATTGGCATTTTATAATCAATCATATCAAAGTTCAAGCTTCTCAGGCAAAGCTACCTTCACAGTGTCTTTCCCAACTGCTCCAGGCGCACCATCTTATACTGGCACTGTAACTGCTACCATGGATAAATCAGTATGTTATGTCGCAGCACCTCCTCCAGCCGGTGGTGGTGGTGGATGTCCAGCAGCTTGGCAATTGATGGAAACTTTGGAGTGTGGATTTATACCAGCTAGAGAAATCGAAGTTGGTATGCACTTACGTGACTCTGAATCTGATAAGTGGAACAAGGTAACTGTAGCTCATATTGACAGAGCACCAATTTATAGAACTACTATTAATGGTAATGATTTTGATGTTGATGACAGTCATAAATGGTATGCTGGTAATGGAGTATGGAAGGTGGTTACAGATGTTAAAAAGGGAGATAAACTTGAAGGTATTGGTGGCATGGAGTTACATGTAGATGATAACATCTTGTTGTTTGAAGAAGAAGATTTTATGCATTTAAATTGTGAAAATAGTAGATTTGTCATGGGAACATACGTAATTGGTCATAACTTCCCAGTCAAAAATGCAATCATAAAGAACTAATTTTTGGTTTCTTGACACATATATATTCTTGATGGTATATTACCGTCACGACAACGCTCGAGTGAGGTTGTTAAGATAATAAGTTCAAACGAATTATTATAAAAAAGAAAGGAAATATATGAGTATTGTTAGATATAAAGTGCCTGCATTGCGTCCTACTGTTAAGGACGATTTCGTAACCCCATTCGATAAGTTATTCGATGAGGTTTTCACAAATACCTTCCCAGAACTTACTAAGGATTTTGGAGTTGGGTTTTTCGAAAAACAAAGTTATCCCCGTGTAGATGTAATTGATTATTCTGATCGGGTTGAAATTGTTGCGGAAATTCCAGGCCTTGAAAAGGAGGAAGTTTCTGTTGATGTTGAGGAGAATTTACTGATTATCAGTGGACAAAAGTCCAAGACAATTAGTGAGGACGACAAGAAGACTTACATTCGTAAAGAATTGAAACACAGTAGCTTTAAACGTGCTTTTGTGTTGAGTGACCTATTTGATAAGGACAATCCGTCTGCTAAGTTTGAAAATGGACTTTTGACGGTCACTGTTAAGAAGGTTAAACCTACTCCACCAACAAGTAAGCGAGTAAAAATTGTGTAATCTTTAAATAAATTGGTTATGTTGCCCGCCATTTTATATGGCGGGTTTTTCGTTTACATTGATATTTATATTTATGATAAAATTCAAACATCTAGTAATGTTTACTTCCATGTTGATTGCAGGATGTGCTGCATTCTTCAGTGTGTATGGTATCGGACTACTATTTTCTGGCGCGGTCGTTGCCGCTGCAATTATGGCTAGTTCTTTAGAGTTGGGCAAGTTGGTAACTACATCATGGCTATTTAGATATTGGAATATTGCCAACAAATTGATGAAAACATATATGGTGACAGCTGTCATTGTGTTGATGTGTATTACTTCGTTGGGTATTTTTGGTTATCTTACAGCTGCATACCAAAAGAGTTCGTTGGAGACAGAGTTGGCAAACACTAAGATTGCAACTCTTGAAACTCAAAAGAAAGAAGAACTCAAGAAAATTGAAACGGTCAGAACTACCATTGATAAGTTATTGGCGTTGAGAAGTAGTCAAGAAGGTAGATTGAGTGAAAGTATGACAAATGCTTTAATTGCAAGAAATCCTATTGCAATGCAAAATCTTCAAAATCAAATCAATGAACAAATTGACGGATTGAACAAACAAGTAGAAACTGAAAATTCAAAGTTGAAGGATGCTTCTGATAAGTCTTCCAAGATTGACGATGAAATTTTTAAGTTGAAGATCGACAACAGTCAAAAGAAAGATATTACAACATTTAAGTTTGTGGCACAAGAGTTTAACTCAGACATCAATACTGTGGTCAAGTGGTTTATTATAGTATTGATCACCGTATTTGATCCATTGGCGGTTGTATTGTTGTTAGCTTATAATATGTCTTCAAACTATCGTGAAATTACAGATGATAGAGAGTATGAACTTTACAAAAAGAAAGATAAGGATGCCAAGAAACAATCTGTGTATCCAGACTCTACTGTAGAATCGTCTGAGCCACCCGTTAAGGAACCTTCAAATGTAATTGAAAAGATTGTAGAGGTTGAGAAGCCTGTCGAAAAAATTATTGAAAAGATTGTGGAAGTTGAAAAGCCTGTAGAGGTAATTAAGGAAGTTGAAAAACCCGTTGAAGTCATAAGAGAAGTAGAAAAACCAGTGGAAATTATAAAGGAAGTTGAAAAGCCTGTTGAAAAAATTGTAGAAAAGGTTAAGAGAGTAAACACCCACGGTATTAGAAGATTGTTCAGCTTCTAAAATAAAAATCCGTTTTTCATAACTGTAACTATATATTACTGTTAACTATGAATAACGAAGAGCTTTTAGAACTGCGTCGAATTCTTCTTGATGCTAACGAAAATAACGATTGGTCTACTGTAGAAGAGGCCATTGACTTTATTAATGAGTTTGTAGATATAGAAGACGACCCAGATGAAATATGATTACAACTATATTAGTTATACTCCTTTTACTATCGGTTGGAGCTTCTATCTTTTTTTACATTAGTCTTAAAAAGGCTTTAGAACGTATAGATTTGTTAGAGTCTGAACTGGATACTGTCGAAAAATTGAATAATGATCTTGGTAAATGGGTCATTGATTTCAGAAAACTTGTATCTAATGTATACAAAAAGTTGAAAAGTGTTGACGAACGTGGTATATTTGAAAAAGATGATGACGTTGGCTTTCTTTTTCAAGAGATGTTAAGCATCATCGATGAATGCAACAAAAGGATAACAGATAATGACGACTATTTCAGTGATGAAGAACAAAACAAAAAGTAAAACTTTACCTTCCAAAAAGAAGAGTGATTCTGTTCTTTCTAAAAAAACAAAGAAACAGAAGCTTAAGGTTGTGTATGATGTAAAGATCAAAAAGCCAAAGTCTGTTACTAAACAAAAAAAGAACACATCGGGTCAAACAGATTTAAGTTCCCGTATCACTATTGAAGTGAAACGAGACTCAGATGTTGATATCATACCCAAATCAACTAATATAGACAACGTTGATGATGAAACCGTTACACTTGACGATGAACCAAAGAAGGTTCGTCGTCGTGGTAGAAACAAGAAGGAAAAGATATACTTCAGCAAAGCTACTGAAGAAGCCATTATCGAATACAACGAAGAAACAGACTTTGACATAAGAAATACTATCTACAACGAACGTATCAAGTTTAGCTTTGAAAAGTTGGTAGAAAACATCTACAATACGTTCAAGTTCACGTATTTTGACAATGGTCCACTTGAAGTTCAAAAAGAAACTGTGGCTCATCTTGTTGCCAACATACATAAGTTTCAAGCTGGTAAAGGTAAAGCATTTAGTTATTTCAGTATTGTTGCCAAGAACTATTTGATTTTCCACAATAATAACAACTATAAACGTTTTAACCAACACGTTGATATTAGTGAAACTCCATCAGAAGATACCGTGTGTTTACAAACCGAAGATGCACACCACAAGGATGTTCAAACACAAGAGATGATGAAGTTGTTGATTGATTATTGGGAAAAGAATATCACCAAGATCTTCAGCAAAGCCAAGGATCTAAACATAGCATATGCTGTGATTGAATTGTTCCGTAATTGTGATAGAATCGAAAGCTTCAATAAGAAAACTCTTTATTTGTATATTCGTGAAATAAGCAATTGTAAAACTCAACAGATTACCAAGGTATTGAATAAGATGAAGAGTTATCAAGTTGCAGTTATGAAAAATTACATGAACCGTGGAACGGTGTGATGTGACAGAATAAATAGTATAAAAACAAAACCAATCGACAAAACGGTTGGTTTTTTCTATTTATTGAGTATGGATACTAACTTTGAAATATACAAGGGAAAGAACTTTTCTAGTCTTTGTAAGGACATAGTAAAAAACTCAGAAAGTAAGAAGGATCAGATTGATATTCTTATATCTGAACTACGTTCTTTGATCAAGACTGTGAATGACGCTGTTATAATTGTTCCGCTTATTAAGGATTATTATGATGTTGGTGTCAAGAATGATGAACAACTTGTGAAATTAGCTTCGATCATTCAAAAGCTTGTGGCAAGAGGTGAAGCTAGTGGTGATGGTAATGCGATGATATTGACTGACGAAGATAGAAAACAATTGATGGATGAAGTTGTATCTATTGCCAAAGTGTCTAAATAAAAATAATTATGGCTGATTCATCAACAGACGTTTCAAGATATCTGGTAAACAAAAATCCAGCTGGGCGAAATACAGATCCATCAAACCGAGTTGGAGACAATCCAAATTTTCAACTTGCTGTAGTGGTCGATGTTATTTTGAACGATCAACATCCGTTCTTCAGCAAAAGTCCCGACGATCCAAGTTCTAGACCTGCGATTAATATCAATCCACAACAAATACCGGTAAACTATAAGAACGATGTTCCAAATAGTAGAGATGTTGATTATAGTTTTATTGGTCGTGCTAAAGTTAGAATACTTGAGTTAGAGAAAAAGACTCCTTTGGAAAAGTTACCATGGGCAATACCGTTGGATAATACTATAACTCAATTCCCACTCTTGAATGAACAAGTTATGGTGATCAAGGTTGGTGGTAATTTTTATTATACAAAACCTTTCAATCGATTTAACTTTGTTGGAACCAATGTAGACTTTGTTACAGAACAAGGACTCAGTAATGACAACACTAGTGCTACTCCAGCAAATGCTGATCCATTAAGAAAAACCTACATATCACATCCGTTTTTTAAAGCAATTACCAAGGTGGGATATTTGGGTGATTATTTTATATTGAATCCATTTGTTCGTAGTGTTAGAAAGTTTGAAGGCGACACCATTATCGAAAGTCGATTTGGACAATCAATCAGATTTACAGCTTATGACGACGTTAGAACACATGATAAGTCAATATATCCATCATACGCGATTAATTCTAACCTGTTTAGAGAATCTACTGCCGGTGGTTACGGTAATCCTCGCATAATTCTCAGAAACAGACAACGAAATATCGCTTTGGATAAACCACAACAATTACATCCAAAGTTACCACCGATTCCCGTCATCACAGAACGTGAGAAAAATTATGGCGGTCAGATCGAAGAAGATATTAACAACGATGGAACCACGATTGAAATAAACAGCGGAGTGCCAATAAGTAATTGGAAGACCACTGTTTATAAAAGCATGTTTGGTGTTACTAGAAATGATAGAAATCCAACTGAAGAACAAAAAAAGTTCAATCCGCCTGGATCTACCAATTTTGAGTTTCCAACATTAAATGGCGATCAACTAATATTGAACACTGATAGAATTGTTCTTAGTAGTCGATTTGCCGAAACACTACATTTTAGTAAAAAGCGTTATGGCATTGCTACAGATGCGGAATATACCGTAGATGCAAATGATCAAATTGTTTTGACCACAAACAGAGTAGCTTGTGTAAACGCTCCACAGATATTTTTAGGACAATATGGAGAAACAAACGAACCCGCATTACTTGGACAAACTACTGTTGATTGGCTTTATGATCTTTGCAATTGGCTTCTTGACCACGTTCATTGGTATCATCACGTTCATCCTCACCCTCACGGTCACGATGACGCTGGTCAAATCAGTCAAGAAAATACCAACGATGCTGTTCCAGACCAAACACAGATCCCCGTTCAGCAAATAAAGTTGAGATTGTTACGTGACAATCTACACAAAGCTTTAAGTCGAAGGGTATATTTGACCGGTGGTGGATATGCGCCTGGATCAAATGGCGTTAAACCAACCAACAGTGGGGCAGAATGTGCTCCTCCTGTGATTATTAACACGGTGACGGGTGAAGGTGCTGTTGGCGACTTTAAGGGTAGAAACAGAAGAGAAGGACCAGTTCAAATTGAGTTTGAATTTACAAATTAAATACTATGGCTGACAAACTTGTAGATATTCTTGGATTTTTACAACCCGACTCTGGTAATAACTGGAGTGAAGGATTGTATTTGGACGGCAATGCTAAGATCATATTCGCATTTGAAGATGCGGTCCCATATGTAGGATCTGGGTTTGGATATTATTCTGCCGGTGAATCTTTGTATAGTGACAAATCATATACATACTCTCAATTATATGCATTTCTCAACGATAGAAAATTATTGCCTGACGTTCCAGACAAAACCAATCTACCTCCAGTTATAGTAGGATATTCTGGACCTAACACAAATAAACAGAATATCATCGTCAACATGAACCAAAGACCTATTTTTAGAAAGGTCTATTATTCTAAATGGCCATGTTTGAAGGAACTGGAAAAGTCTGGATTACAAAGATACTTGCTTACAGTCCAAGATCACGTTGAGAGTTATGAAAGATTTCTTCTTCGTGGTAATGTTACAGAGGCTAATAAAAGAGAAGCTTCATACATTAGAGACATGAATCTGTTGGTGGAAAACATCAAGGAAGAAGTAGATGCTGGTAGTTGGGATAAAAAGAAAATACCGGCATGTTTTCTTCCAGATCCAGATCCAGCATTGGCTGGGCCACCATCACAAACAATTTATGGAACATTAAACAAACCACCTTCGGTTGATGATCCAAATATAAAACTTCCATCTCAGACACCAAAACAATTAGATCCAAATAAGGCTCTCACCGAGATAAATAATAAAGAAGATGATTTGGATAAAATGATGGATAAAAGCAGTGCTGATCTTGACAAACAAATGGCAAAAAGCAGTGCTGATTTAGACAAACAGATGTCTAGTTCTGGCGATCCTTTTGCCGGAACTTCATCCGATCCATTTGAATCCACAACAACATCTACAGACCCAAATGCTACATCTACTAGCACAGTTACATCGACGGTCAAAAGCACTACAACAGAAAAGGTTACTGGAGGTGGAGCTACTATAAGAAAAAGCTTTTCTTCGGATGATCCTAGATCGAGGATGACACAAGCAGAATTGGATGCTTTACCAAATAATGCTGGTCAGACTGAATTTAAGATTCCAGGTAAAGATTCCGTAACTACGACTACTGATTCCCTATCTTCGACTGTAAATCAAGTTAAAACTCCTAGTGGTTCTGAGGTTGTATCTAAACTAGAAACCGAGTCAAAGATAAAAGTTGAAACACCAAAACTACCAAAAGTAGAACAACCAAAATTTGTTAAAGATGGTCTTGGAGATAATTGGAGTCCAGACAAATACAAACCAGAAACAATTGCTGGCAATACTAAGTTTGTCGATCCAGCAACGGGAGGAATTGGTTCTACGGAAAAAATAGCAGCCGTAGACAAGTTGAAAAGTTCAATTCCAGATGTTCCAAAGCCGAACCTACCATCTTTACCAGCAAATCCAGTTCCCGAAACTGTGTCCAATGCTGATGCTGCTTTGTCTAAGTTGTCAAATACTGGTGTGGGATCGTTAAATGCAAATAATGCAATAACTCCGCCAAACACATTGGTTCAAGCCGCAACTGGTGGATTAGTAGGAGGTGGGCTTGGTGCAGGAGTAGGTGCTTTAGCAGGTGGAGGACAAGGTGCATTAATAGGAGGATTATCTGGTGCTGCTTTGGGTGGTGGTTTAGCCCTCGGCGGTATTGGTGGAGGTGCCTTAGCCGGCGCGGGATTAGGTGGTGGCATTGGTGCGTTAGCCGGAGGTGGTCGAGGTGCGTTGATTGGAGCAGCTGCTGGTGGGACATTAGGAGCAGCAGCGGCTAAACTTGCGTTGGTGAAGAAAGGTATGCCTAAACCAAAAATACCAAAACCACCAAGCGCACCCCGTTTAAAGAAGGTCAAGGTTAAAGCGCCTTCTAATACAAAGGGTGCTGAAGATCTATTAAATCTACAAAAATCAAAACTAGCAGCTTCAAAAGCACAAGTTGATTCTCAAATAACTTCGAATATTAATACAAATCAATTAAATTCATCATTTGGAGGACTAGCATAGTGATTGATACAAGATAAATTTTGTGAAATACCAAACAACCTAATAATTATATATAATATGAAACTAGATGCTCTAAAAGAATACATTAGACAAGAAGTAAGAAATGCGGTCAGAGAAGAAGTTAAAAACTGTTTATTTGAAGCATTTTCCAAAGAATCATCTTCAAAACTTGACCAACGTGTGTCTGCGTCTGAACCAACTTCGTTTACATCATTGGTGGAAGAGGTAACAGAACAACCATCGGAACAACATCAGTCAAAGAAGAAATTTGTCAAATATACCAACAATCCAGTATTGAATCAAATTTTGAATGAGACTACGGGTGGAGTTCCTCAAGAAGGTGGATTGGCTGGTATCATGGGTAGTGGAGAACCAAGTGTGGTTGACAAATTGAACGAATCTGTTATTGAAAAAGCTCCAGAACCAGTAAAGGCTGTAGCACAGGCAGTCACCAGAGATTATAGAGCTTTATTGAAGGCTGTTGATAAGAAACGTGGTGAGAAAAAGTAATAACATATGGCTAAACAAATACTTGGATTAAAGTTACCTATACGATTGGGTCAAGATGGATATTTTGAGACCAATACTGCTACTATTGACCAAGTATCTTCCAACATAAAGAACTTGTTGTTGACCAAACCAGGCGAACGTAGGTTCAATAACGAGTTTGGGTCTGGTTTATATGAATTACTTTTTCAACAAAATGAAGTTGAGGTAAATCCAAGTATCATCGTTGATGTAGTTCAACGTGATATTACAAAGTTTTTGAATGGTGTTATCGTGAATGATGTAAAGGTTCAAATAGCATCCACTCAAAACGAAAATACTGATGCAAATACAATATTTATAAGTGTGGTGTTCACTTATAACAAGATTACCTCTACTACTGAGGTGGAACTTACTAATAACAGAATCTAATGGCACAAATAATTAACAAGACTTTTAGAGCAAATACTAAAGACGTAAATTACGTTAATAGAGATTTTGCATCTTTGAAGCAACAACTCATTGACTTTACTAAGCAATACTACCCACAAAGTTATAGAGATTTTAGTGAAAGTTCTCCAGGCCAAATTTTTATCGAACAAGCTGCTTATGTAGGTGACATATTGTCATACTACACTGATCAACAGTTCAAAGAAAGTTTTGTTCAATTTGCTACAGACAGAAGAAATTTGATCAACCAAGCTAGATACTTGGGATACAAACCAAAGGTTACATCGGCAGCAGCAACCGACCTGGAACTGTTTCAGTTGGTTCCAGCAAAAAGAATTGGTGAGGTAGATGCAGAATATGTCCCAGACGACACTTATTGTTTGATATTGAAACCATATACACAATTGTCAAGTGTGTCTGGCGTGCCATTTTTGATTGAAGAGAGTGTAGATTTTAGTCAAGATACGGTATTCTCTCCAAGAGAAGTTTCTGTTTATAACCGTGATGAAACTGGAGCACCACTATTTTATTTGATTAAAAAGACAGCTAAATCATATGCTGGTAAGTTAGTTGTAAAACAAGTTAGTGTTGGAACTGCAACTCCATTCTTACAAATCAAATTGGATGCTACAGATGTATTAAAAGTAACAAGTGTAATTGATAGTAATAATAACAACTATTACGAAGTTCAATATCTAGCACAAGAAACCATTCCTATCTCGGTTGATAATGTTCCTCTTACAAACCAAACATTGTCTAAATACAGAGGTGAAACACCAAAGTTGTTGAAGTATCTAAGAACCGAAAATCGTTTTATTACAACAATCGATGAAGATAACTTTACTTATATTCAATTTGGTGCTAACACGGAAAACTTTGATAATACAGTAATTATACCAAATCCGTCTAACGTAGGTGTATCTGTATCAAATCTAGGTAATCTTGATATAAGTTTGGATGGAACCAATGTATTAAAGAGTAATTCATATGGTGTTTCTCCATCAAACACAACGTTGACAATTACTTACATTGTTGGTGGTGGTGTAAACTCAAACGTCAACTCTGGAGAAATCAATACGATTAGTGGAGTTAGTTTGATGAACGATATTACTGGACTAACTGACAGTCAAGTAACATTGTTCAATAATATTAGAAATTCTTTGAGGGTAAACAATCCACTATCAGCAACCGGTGGTGATGGTCCAGAGACCGATGAACAAATCAGACAAAATGCTATAGCAAACTTTTCGTCTCAAAACAGAATTGTGACCGAAGAAGATATACTACTTCGTGTTTATTCGATGAGTCCACAATTTGGTAGTATAGCTAAAGCATATGTTCAGTCAAATGCTACGAGACAAATAGCTTACACAGGTTTGATTAGTGGTGTGATAACTGGATCGTCAGCTCAAAATGAACTATTGAACTTGAATCCATTGAACCCACTTGATCGTAGAAAGTTCTTGGAATCAAACAATCCATTTACAAACAATTTGTATATTCTAGGATACAATATTGATAAAAAACTCACACCATGTAATGAAGCTACTTTGTTGAACTTGAAGAATTATTTGAGTCAATACAAGATTCTTACTGACCGTTTCAACGTGATTGACGGTTATGTAATCAACATTGGAGTTGAATTTAAAATTACAGTCTTTGCTGGATTCAATAAACGTGATGTGTTGAATGAATGTATTGCTTCAGTTCAAGCATTTTTTAATATCGATAACTGGGGATTCAATCAACCAATCAATTTGAGTCAATTAACATTCGAAATAATGAAGAACGAGGGAGTTCAATCTGTTACGGATGTCAGCATTAAGAATTTGACTTATGATATTGATGGATCTCAATATTCACCTATAGCATATGATATTCAGATTGCTACACAAAACAACATCGTGTATCCTTCAAAAGATCCATCGATTTTTGAGGTTAAGTTTCCAGATACCGACATTAAAGGATTAGTAGTATAATATGCACACATTTATTTATCCATCACAAGATACCTACATCAATAACTCAAAGGTTTATAAAAACAGAAACTTTGGTATTGATGAAATATTGGAGGTGTATGCTAGTAACGATGGTAACAAGTTGGTATACACCGATCCAATTTGGAGAACACCTCCTCAAAACAGTTCGTCATATGGTAATGAAGGTTGGTTAGCTTATACAACTGCAAGTTTTTACGTGTATTCAGGTAGCCTTTGGAGAGAATTTCCTTTAGCCACATCTGTTGCTGAAACTGCTATCGCAATTGCATCTTTCACAGGTAGATTTTCAAATGTAACTACAGCACCAAGAGTTGCACTATATGTTTCTGGTTCGTCTGATTACGCATCTGGATCATTTAGTGGAAGTTATTATTTTGTAAGCAACTTGACTATAAACGGTCAATTATCGACGGGTAGTTTTACAGGTGTTATTTATAGTGGTTCAACATTTGCAAACCTAGATGTTAATGGTGTAAACTATACATCATCTCCATTGACACAATCTTTAACTGGCAGTGGTAGTGTTGGAGGATTTGATGGTAAGTTGTTTGGAACGTCTTGCACTGGTTATGGTCCACTTTGTATGTTGGATGGAACATTTAGTGGAAGTGTAACTGGTTCAAACTTTGCGGGTGTGGTATCAACGATCACATCAAGCAACAGTTATTACTTGGATGTTGCTAATTTTGAGGGATATTTCAAGGGTGAATATAGTGGTTCTATAACACCACCAACTTATCTATATTATCTATTGAGACCAGAGTTTTCAAGAACTGTGGTTCAATTTGATATAACAAATATTAGTGCTTCGATTGCAAAGAATGAATTGTCAAGTTCAAATATCAGATTCACATTGAACTTAACAGCATGTGGTCAAAGAAACTTGCCTTTAAATTATACGATTTATGCTTATCCAGTTAGTCAAAGTTGGGATAACGGAAATGGTCGTTGGGCTGATGGTGGGACAACGATGGGTGCAAGTTGGAATTTTAGAGACTATTCTGGTAGTAATGCGTGGTATGTTCCATTCACTGGTTCTTACCAACAAATTGATTATCTACTCACATCATCATATCAAACCGCAAGTTTTCAAAATGGTGGAGGAACTTGGTATTACGACGTTCCATCAACATATTCTGATGTAAATTTCTGGTTTTGTTCTTCATCAGCATTTCCACCATTGAGCGGATCTGGGTTGATTTGTAGTCAATCATATACTTTGGGTCAACAAGGTGATATTACAATGGATGTAACCCAAATCGTTCGTTCTTGGATATGTGGTTGTATTCCAAATAACGGAATTATACTTTTATCTTCGTTGGAGTTGACTGTGCCTCCGGTTGGTAAAACAAACGGATTACTACAATTCTTCAGTAAAGAAACCAACACAATCTATAGTCCATATATTGATGTTGCGTGGGATGATACAAATTTCAACACGGGTAGTTTGGCACCTGTTACTGGTTCTATCCAGAACTTGATCACTCTACAACAGTTGAAAGATACATACAAAGCGGGTAGTTTGCCAAAAGTATTTGTGTTTGCAAGAGATCAATATCCCCTCAAGAACTTCCAAAAGGCATATCAACAACCTGTAATGATAACACCTAAGTATCTACCTACTTCATCGTATTATCAGATAACAGATGCTGAATCTGGTCAGGTTTTTATAGATTTCGATCAATATTCCAAACTCAGCTGTGATCCTAACCAAGGAAATTATTTTAAGTTTGATACCACTGGATTGCCACAAGAACGATATTTCAAGATATTTATAAAGGCGGAGTATCCAGATGGAACGGTGGACATTGTGGACACCGAGAAGGTATTCCAAATTGTAAGATAATATGGCTGACATAGTAGTCGAATATACAGTAGGTCTTAAACAGTTACAGACTTTTAAGGATCTAGGTCAGTTTCCGAATAACATAGATTCATTCGGAAACTTTCAACTCATTTTTAATGATAATAAGACTGACGATGGTAAGTTTTACTATACAGATATTTCGTTAAAAACCCTAGAATACAATTCTGATAAGATCTTGGATACCAATCCTACTGGATTTAGCGAACTACAAAGCACTCAACAAGAAGAAGCACAAGATATCACTACTATTTTACAACAATATAATGAATCTATTGCTGAAAATAGAATCTTGAATGAAACGGTCAACTCGTTGGTTGAGAAGTATGAAAACAACGATGACAAACAAGTTATTTCAGCTATGAAATCTGAAATTATTGACCTGAGAATCAAACTTGGTCAAGGAAATGTCCCGTCTGATTTCAGTGATGATTTTCCATTTTTACCATTAACATCATAATATGCCATATAGTTATCTAAATTTTGATGAGACGACACTAAACACTGGAATAGCTAGTGGTTCATATTTTGCTCCAAATTTGCAAGAGTTGTATGAACAACAGTATCTAAACCGTGAACGTTTTTTTGGAACTTCCGATAGTGATATTATTGAATATAGTCTATACAATAGTTCACAAGAGAGTATTGCGTTCAATAGAGTTGTTCCTACAGTTTCGTTTTCGATTGTTCAAGGTTCATATTATGATATCAACAATCGATTGACATTCTATAACTTCGCAAAACCATTTACAAACTATGCGAAGTTTAACAATAACATTTTGATTGATACCCAAGATGTTCTTAAAAAGACACAAATTGCGCCTGGTTTATATTACGTTTTATACAATTTTATTCGTAACGTAGCTGGTAATAATCAAAATAGACTAGTCATTAAAGAGATATCTCCAAGCAGAACAGAATTACGTTTATCGTTTGCATTTAATACAACTTTGACTCCACAAAATGCTTTGGATGCCACGAAGGTATCAGCATTTGCCGACAAGAAGTATTTGTTTCTACAAATTTCTACGTTCATAAATCAGATCATTGATAACAACCCAATATCTGAAACCTTTGTTCGTAATTCAGTAAACTATAATTACAACGCAATTGCGCAAAGTCTTGGTCTTCAAAATGCGGCTGAGTTGCAAGAGTTTATTATTCAGACATATGTGGGGTTTGATAAGATCATTACATTGTCAAATGATGCTGATCAATCGATTCAACAAGCGTCAAAGTTTATTGGAATTGATGATCAAATCAAGAATTTTACATACACATACAATTCTACAGAGTTTAGTGCAGATGAAATTTTGTTGGCGTTCAAAACCATCGTTACCAAAGTATCTCAAGATAGAATTCTTCAAAAGACTTCGATCAACCAAATACAACTTCAAAGTATTTTGGACTTGTTCGTCAAGATTATTTATACCGATTGGTTGGAGCCACAAACAACATTGCTTTTGACCGAATATGCTAACAAATATTTTGGTTTGTTCAAGAACGCATTGAACTTTGACAATGGTAATTTGGTCAAGATTCTCAATCATACAAACTACTTCAATCCAATTGATGGTAGAGTAAACGTTCAAGTTAAATTAGAAGATCCACTTCCACTAGAGTATGATATTAGAACCACATGTTGGATTTCTAACATCTCTATTGCTCCAATCTACTTCAAAGTTAATTTGTTTGCGGAGGCTATAAAACGAAACGTTTCTTTGAATGGAGTCAATTTTACAGTCAATGTAGATTCGGCAGATGCTACCAATCAAAAGTTTTCAGAACACGATGTCAATACGTTGTTTTCTGCCAAGTCTAGGTTGAAACAAAGAATCAATGATCTTTTGATCGACTATGATAATTTTTATAACTTCATAGTATATTCTTCAGCTGAACTTAGGACTAAAATTGCGAAGAACAAGATCTCTGACTACAATAAACTTGAGACTCAAAAGGGATTGGTTCAAACTGCAGCAAGTTCTTCGAATCAAACTATACGTGCAACTTACACAACTGAAATTGATCGAATTGTTCAATCTCAAATTGACATATTGAATTCTCTTGATGACTATGAATCATATTTGTTTTTCAATACATCAAGCATCGATGATAAAATTGAAGACGGTATCGACTATGATCAAAACAACGTTGATAGTTTGATCAATCAGTTACCTGAATATCTTCGTGATGACAGTCAATCAGCGGATTACTTGAAATTCACTTCGATGGTTGGTCATTTCTTTGATAATATTTTGGTATACATCAAGAAGTTTCCAAAGACATATCCATTGGGAGTATCGGAGTTAAGTGACTATCCAAAGAATTTTCTCGATGAATTGTTGAATTCGTTTAGTTGGAATACCAACAACTTTAAATTCCAAAACAGCAACATTTCTCAATATTTGTTTAATAATAGTGAAATTTCTAGTTCACTATCAAGCTCTTATTTTGATTACGGTAAGAAAATCTTGAATCGATTTGCAAACAACTTACCTTATATCTACAAAACCAAGGGAACTGCAACATCATTAGATTTGATCAGATCTTTGTTTGGTATACCATCTGAATTGATTCAACTTCGTGAATATGGAAGCACTGATGTAAATGTCAATCGTCAAAATTATTATGACTTTGAAGACATCATTTATTTAACAAGAATCAAAGATGATCGTTACATAAAGTTTGATTATGTCCACGATGATTATACTTTCATAACTGGATCAACACTTGATTATAGTGGATCATCCGCTGGTATATTCACTTCGTCTAGAGAGCAAACTGAGATATTTACTGGATACGATACTTTCGAAGCTTCGTTTAGATTTAAATCGACTAACTATAAATTCAACGACAAAATTCCAATCGTTAAAAAGATTAGAAATAACAAAATTGACTGGCAAGTATACATCAAAAAAACTCAACAAACTGAGTCTGGTATTTTGATATTCGATTTACATCCTCCAGAAAGTAGTTTTACATCAAGTATAGTCTTGGATGAATTACCATATTTGAATGGTAATGTCTTTACATTCATGATTTCCCGTGATATCAAAGAAGGGTATCAATATGATAGTATAACACCAGAATTCAGTAGTAGTATTAGTAGTAGTGGACCAAACACTTGGTCTCTACAATTTACAACTTCATCTGCTGCCGAAAAATATGTTCCCAACACATATACATTTGTGGTGAATCAGTATGACGGATCGTTGAGAAATTTTCGTAGTATAAGAACCAAGCTTATTAAGTATTCTCAAAATAGATATTTTCCAAGTGGCAGTTACTACATTGGTAATTATTATACGTCGTATGTTCCTCCAGTAAAGTTTGATGGAAACATTGATAAGATCAAAGTATTTCGTGATCCATTGAGTTTGGAAGATTTTGATGAACATAGCTATAATATTGATTCTATTTCAATACCAGAAAAATCGGAGGTATATGAAAACTTGTTGTATTTGTGGAGCTTTGATACTCCATATGAATTGTGGCCAGCAAGTGCAAGTTTGAACACTCCATTTTCGTCATCTGTGAGTGGATCAATTGTGATATCATCAACACAATTGGGTATACCAAACCAAAACGTTTATTATTCATCATATTTTACCGCATCTAACTTTGGTGGGGAGTCTGTAGTTCAACCATATCCATCATGTGCTCCCGCATTGGTATCTACGTTCCCATATCAATTTGATAAAGTTGTGTTGAATCAAGCAATCAACTCAAATCGATTTGGTCCAAATTATAAGAACAATGTAAAGATCAATAAGATAGATGAATTCGCAACTTCAAACTTGGTTCCATACGACTATTCTACCAAAACAAATGATATAGTTGGTAGTGATAGTAACGTTGTAGGATTTTATATCAGTCCATACACATACTTGGAAAACAAGATAGAAAACTTTTTGGGTAAGGAAGGTATTACTGATGTAATTGGTGATCCTAGATACTTGACCAGTCAAAATTATCCAGAGTTAGACATCAGACTGAGAGAGTTTGCGTCTACTGGTAAAAAATATATCTACCCACAAGAGTTTTATACAACTTACAAACTTTACATAGACTTCTCAATATTCGATTACATCAAAAATGTAGTTCCAAATCGTGCGTCTATCAAACGTGGTTTGTTAATTGAGCCATCGATATTGGAGAGAAAGAAGTTTAACTATAAAGACATCACTTATAATGTAAGTGGGTTGTATACGTCAAGCATTTATTTTGATAATGCGGCTCATCTATCGCCAACGTTTACCACTGGTAGTCCGATGAACATTCGTGTTGAGTCATTGAACACGTATGATACTGATCGAAATCAGTATAATTATGAACGCTTTGAAATACCACCTTCAATCGACGATAGAGACTTTATTTACTCAAAGTATGGAAAGTATGTTAATGTTGATTCAAACGGTTATCATATAAGAAACACATACACTGTGTCTGACAACGAATATTATCAAATGTTGAATGATAATGGTGAGGTAGTCACCTTTACATCTAGTTTCAAACAAGTTCAGATAATTGGATCTGGATCTGTAACAGGGTCTACTGCGTTTACTGAAATATATCGTGGTGAAGGAAATACTGGTTATTCTCCAAGACACTTGAGCAAAATAATGATGGCTGGATCTAGACAGACATATACAGCTGTTAGTGCTTCTCATTTTGTTATTAATAATGGTGTGAAAGTATTTGCTCCCGCCCAAGTTACCTATTACACATACATTAAGGGTAAGAATGATTCAACCACAACGGTAAATCGTAAGGGTTTGCCAAATGGTTCTAGTCCAGTCACTACAATACCAGGCTATTTGAGTTTGGATATTAGTAGTAGTAATTTCCCAGTGTATGGAACCACAACCGGTTCTGCTGGTGATCCAAATGGTCTATTTGTTCAGTTACCATTGACTGCTTCTATGGAAACTAGCGCAAGTCTAGACAAATACATCATGAATTTATAATATCAATTTTGATGTAAAACATAAAATCTCTGATAATTATTTATATATGGCATACTTAGACAACAATGTGATCACGATCAACGCGGTCTTGACCAAGAAGGGTCGTGAAATCCTAGCAAAAACAGGTGGATTAAACATTACAGCATTTGCTTTGGCAGATGATGAGATTGACTATACACAGTTCAATCCAGACCATCCGATGGGAAGTGCTTATTACGATATTGCGATTCGTAATACACCAGTTATGGAACCTATCACTGATGAATCACAGTTGATGAAGTATAAGTTGGTTACACTTAATCAAGGTGTTACTGCGGTTCCTACAATCAGCGTAGCACAATCTGTTATTACGGTTGATAGAGATTATACAGGCGATATTAGTATTAGTCCAAGCACCAATCCAACTTACAACGTAACTTTGGGCTATACTGCAATTTTGGCAAACAAGAATGTAGGAACGTTAATTGTAACAGAAACCAACAGTTTGAACTCTACCACAGCAACCGTTCCATCGTTCTCTGGCGATTTAGCATCTCAAACTTCTCAAGTTGTGGTAGGTAACAAGTTTAGATTCGTTCCAAATGCGTCTTTGGCAAAAACCACCACCACAAATATTACTATCATAGGTAACGAAAGTGGTGGAAATACGTCAATTACGGTTACTGTAAGAGTCCCAACAACAACTTAAACTGAATTATGATATTTAGTCAATTTACAAGTGATGACATTGTAGTAGGTAGAATAAACCAAGTATCTTCTGGATTATTCGGAACTGGTAGTTTGTATGTAACTCAATCTAGATTTACTACATCTTCCGCACAAGCAAATAATCTTACAGGATCTTCTCCATTCGATGTCAAAAATGGACAGTATTACTTGAACGTTTTATTGGACGGCGAAACATATTTTGCTATTGCTTACGGTGACTACGAAAATAGCGGTAGTTCTAAGTATGATAACGCATCGTTGTCAAATCCGCCAGTATTGACCAACGAATCCAAGGTAATTTATTCTCAATACAAAAACACATTGTTGCAACCAGGCGATCAATTGTTCTCGTTTGCTTCAGGCAGTATTACAACTCCAGTTGATAGTGAGAACATATTTGTAATGAATTATTCGTCTGATAAGATCAAAGATCAATTGGACCCAGGTCAAATTCAAATCAATTTGTCTGGATCTAGCGGATCATATTCTTACATCGATGATTCGCAAGTAATCAATAAACAACAAAACGTATATAATTTGATTTCTGGATCAGTTATCGCGGGTGTTGCTACTCCATATCTTGTGAATGGAAGTCCAGTATATGCTGGTATCGGATTGTTCTATCCATCAAATGGTGTGGTTATTTTTAATGCTGAAAAGGTTGATAAACAAGTTGGTCTTACAAGAGGCAATGATATTTTGACTAGACTTGCAAATACTCCATCAAATTATAATGGATTAAACTCTTATCAAAATGCGTATCGTTTGTGGCAAAGGTCATTCTTTAATGCTGTAAAGCTCAGTCGAAAGACAATGGCAGCCCGTAAGAGTGAGTTTGTTCCATCTACAAACTACTTCGTTCGTGTGAAGAACAAGGAGTTTAATTATAGTAACAATCCTACATTTGTATCTGATGGAACTGATGGACTTACCAAGGGAACAATCATCTATCAAGATTTGATCAACAATCCAAGAACTTATATTACCAGTGTTGGTTTGTATAACTCTAACAATGAACTACTTGCTATCGGTAAGATCAGTAGACCAGTTCAAAAGAGTTTTGATAGTGAACTGTTGATAAAAGTCCGTATCGATTTCTAATACAATCCTATTTATATTAGGATGATCAAGTTTTTTAGAAATCAAGATATTATTTTGACTCCATTCACTCTTGCGAAACCGCAGGAGATGAATAGTATTTTCAATGATCTAATTGCGGTGAATGATGGAGACGAAGTTTATGCACTATCGACTCCAACTTTGGCATGTGATGATACGACTTCTGGTAGTTGTTATGAAACTACAGTTGAAGGATTTTTAGGAGTAAGTCAGTTTGATGATGGAATAGCTCTCCAGATAGGTATTTACGTTCCATCAAGTTCTGTATTTTACCCAAGTGGAAGTCCAGATTATAATGCTTCGACAAATCCTCAAAATTTGGACGGAACTTATCAACGTCAAGTTTATAATACAGTCAAAAAGATGTATTATAACAACTACAATAACGCATACAACATGTTTGGTATTGATGGGTATGACAACTCGTTGATGACAAGCAGTCTTACAAACGATATATCTGTTTTTAGTTTGACCATCAGTCAAGCAGGCGACAAAATCAGACCAAATACGGTTGTAATAAGTAATCAAAGTGGTGACATCGTAGCAGACATAATTGATGATGGAAATTACAACTTGATACTTTCTGGAACTTACTTTATAAACAAATATCCATTAAGTTCCGATTCAAGAGATTTGACTACTCCTTTGAATATTTGTGGTTTGGGTGCATATTTGTCAGATCCATATAATATTGAACCATGTTGTAATATAACTCCAACTCCCACACCTACTCCAGCTCCCACATCAACGCCAACTCCTACGCCAACACCTACTGCTACAAGCACACCAACTCCTACTGCTACTGCAACTCCTACGCCTACTGGCGCGCCAACAAATACGCCTACACCAACTCCGACCAATACGCCTACGCCAACACCTACAAATACCCCTACAAACACTCCAACGGCTACTCCAACTCCAACCCCTGAACCTCCGACTGCTACGCCAACACCTACCCCAACTGCTACACCAACACCAACACCTGGTGGACCAACTGCAACTCCAACTCCTACACCAACTCCCACACCTACAAACACTCCAACGCCTACACCAGAACCGCCTACACCTACTCCGGTTCCTACAAATACACCTACCCCAACTGTCACACCTACTCCGACGCCTACGCCTACACCGGAACCACCAACTCCGACGCCTACTCCTACTCCAGCGCCTGGTGACTTTTTTTACGTTGAAGCACGTATCTTTGGATCTTGTTCATCTGAACCCAATTGTATTGAATATCCTTCGTGCGTCCCATGTTGGGATGGAACGGGTGTTCAAGATTTGTGTCCTCCAGGAAATATTGCGGTGAGTGTTACTGTTACTACTTATAACCAAGGTGGCGCCATAATGGAAAGCGTAGGCGACGAACAATCAACAATTTCATGTGGTGTAGTCCCATCACAAAAAGTTGTGACTATACGATATAATTCGGCATTCCTAGGAGTAACAAGTTCTAATACAGCAATACAAGTTGTAAAGACAGAACCAAGGCTCGATAATATAACAGGTTGTTGCACAACAATAACATCTCCAGGCACACCTAATACAGTTGATGATATTATTGCAAAAATAAATTATGCTATAAATAATAGCCTTGGATCTGGAACAGTTGGCGATCCATATCGCATGGATGTTTTCACCTAATTATATCTAATTTCAAGATTGATGTAAGTCTATGTATAATGAGTTATGTCTAAAATATTTGTTCAAATTGCCAGTTATAGAGATCCTGAGTTAGTTCCTACAATTAGAGATTTAATTGCTAAAGCCAAATATCCAGAAAATTTGACATTTGGTATATGTTGGCAACGTGATGATACCGAGTCACTAGAAGAGTTTACTAATGACCCACGGTTCAGAGTGATGGATGTTCAGTATCAAAAAAGTGAGGGTTTGGGTTGGGCTAGAAATATAACACAAAAGCTTTGGAAAGACGAAGAATTTACATTACAAATTGATTCACATCATCGATTTGTTCAAGATTGGGATGCGATGTGTATTGAAGATTATAATCAAGCGTTAGAACTTAGTAAGAAACCAATCATTACAACATACTGCACCCCATTTAATCCAAAAGATGATCCGTCTACTTGGAATCCAGTTCCTTGTTTGATGAGTCAGTATGAGTTTTCATATGATAAATTGTTGATGAGTATGCCTTGGTTTATTCAAGACTATAAATCAAGAACTAAGGTAATTCGTGCCAGAACATTATCTGGACATTTTATTTTTACACAAGGAAAGTTCTGTGAGGAGGTTCAGTATGACCCAAGAGTATACTTTGGTGGATACACAGAAGAAACGTCTATGAGTTTGAGAGCATACAGCCACGGGTATGATTTCTTCTCACCATACAGAATGATTATGTGGCATGAGTATACCAGAAACTATCGTGTCAAACATTGGGATGATCATGGTCATAAGACAGAACAAATTAAAGTCACCAGCGGAGAACGTGATGTTTTATCTCGTAACCTAGTCAGACAGTTGTTTGGTCAAGAAAATCATAATATACCATTTGGAGTTTATGGTTTAGGAACTGAACGGACTTTGCGTGACTATGAAGTTGCGTTTGGATTTGATTTTAAGAAGTGTAGAATTCAAGGTTATACCCTTAAGGTTAATGAACCACCTAATCCAGGCGTGTGGGAAGAAGAGTTTAAACTTGAAAACTACAATATGGTCGTAAATTGGGATGTTGAGTTTTTCAAAAACAATCAGTTGGATGGATATGAGTTCATAACATTTGGAATATTGGATAAGTTCAGTAATAACTTATATCGTCAAGATTTCAACCCGAAAGAACATCCCAATATTTTCAATTATACACAAAATACTCACACTGCGAAGTTTGCTAGTGAGAACAAACCGGATAAACTGGTTATGTATGGTCATACAAAAGCTGGATGGTCTCCTCGATATGAAAAGAGTATATGAGAATCGCATTTCTCGTCATAGGAAACACAAGTAGGAGTGGTGTTATCACCGGTAAAAATATAAGATACGGCGGATCTAGTTGCTCTGGAACCGAGAGTAGTGTAATTTATGTTGCGGAGTATCTAAAAAAGATTGGACATGACGTAACTATAGCACTTGAGGTTTGCGATAAAGCTGAAGTCTGTGGTGGCGTCTTATACACAGATTTTTCTTTTAAAGGTGATGATACAAAAGAATATGATGTGTTGGTATCATGTTTGTGGTTTAATAAATATGATGAATTACCGATCAAAGTAACCAAGGCGGTTGTATATTGGTATCACTTGGCATGGGGATATGCTATGAACGATATGGTTAAGTTTGCCAAAGATAATAACTTAATCATCGGCACTATATCCGTATCGAATTGGGCAAAAAAAGAAAACGAATCATACAATGTTCCATTTAAGAATTACTCGGATAGATATATTGAAGAGGTAATTCCAAATTCGTTAGATGTCCATCTGATCAATTCAGTTTGGAACAAAAAAATTCAAAGAAAAAAACATAAAATCATTCATTTTGGTCAATGGTCCAGAGGTGGAGACATCGCAAAAAATACCGCATATGAATTAGGGTGGGATGATTTGGTATTTGAGAGTTTTGATTATTTGGATTCGGAACGGGGGCTTGATAAGACTACACTATATACAAAACTCGCCGAGAGTGATTACTATATATTTCCACTTTTGACTCATGGAAAACTTGTTTATCAAGATACATTTTCTGTGTCAGTCGCTGAAGCATTAGCTATGGGTGTGACCGTAGTAACATATCCGTTGGGAGCAATACCAGAATATTTTGGTGACTATTGTAAATTTATTGACTTTCCAAATGGCGTAAATATGGATGTGTTGTCTAAACTGCGTGTATTTGAAGAACCTAGATTTTCAGACACAACTAACATAATTAAACTGATTAATACGATTGAACAAAGTGATGTCAGTGAGTATGACAGAATTTCACAACGTGAGTATATCTGTAATTCATTCAACGTTGAATTTGTAGGTAGTAAATGGAACAATTTTCTGAACAACTTATGTATGATTTGATAGCATTAAAAGATCGTATTTACACAACAATCATAGACCATGAAGATGTTTTTTGTGTGAGTAATGAATACTTAAAACAACTGGGTAATAATTTATGAATAAAATCGGAGTAGATGTGTATGAAAATTTCAGCCCCATGTATCCATTAGATATGCATGGGTGGATGGCAAATTCTGAGATATTTGAAAAGTTAATAACAAAATGTAGACCAGATACCATCATAGAAGTTGGAACTTGGAAAGGTAGATCTGCAATAACAATGTCAGAGATTGTAAAAAAACTAGGACTGGATTGTAAAATATATTGTATAGATACTTGGCTTGGCGCTTTAGAATTTTGGGGCAACGATATTCCTGTAGAAAAGAATTTGTTTTTGAAGAATGGATATCCACAGATATATTATCAATTTTTGTCCAACGTTGTTCATACAAACAATCAAGATATTATTACACCCGTGCCTCTTCCATCAAATTTAGCGGCTAAATTGTTGAAAAATAATCAAATAAAATCTCAACTTATTTATATAGATGGTTCACATGAAACCGATGATGTATATGCGGACATGACTAACTACAGTAAATTATTAACCCCAGGCGGAATAATGTTTGGTGATGATTATACTTGGTATACCGTAAAAGACGGAGTTCGTAAATTTGTTGATGAAAATAAATGTGGACAAAATATGACTTATGAGTTTGATCCAAATCCAGAAGCAGGTCCTATAAATTGGATATATGAAAAACCCAAATTATGAAATTAGGATTATTTTACCAATCGGGACATAAAATCGAAGCGTGTTATTTTGCGCTAGAACAGTTTAGAAAATTTTATCCATCTGAACCTATAGCTCTGTGGGAAGATAATACTAATATATTGGTTCCTGTTTCTAGGAAATTTAACTGTGATTATAAAAAAACAACTATTCCAGGATTAAACACGACGACTTTGGGAAGGCCTGTATATAATTTAGAAACATTGTTGTCTTGGTATGATAGAGTTTATGAATCATGTTTGACGACATTGAGTTCCGCAGATTGGGTTATGAATTTTGAAGACGATGTTTGGTTTAAAAAAAGAATTGAAGGAGAACCACCTTTTGATTTATCTGGAATTCTTGGCAGAGGTTGGCATGACGATTTGTATAATCACCTACAAACGTCTGTTAAAGGGTGTTTTGGATGTGGCGGGTCTATATTTAACCGATTGAAGTTTATAGAAGCATATAATAAACTAAAAAATGTAGATTGGCAATTGATAGATAATTTAGCTAAAGATCCAAAACCGACCGAGTGGACTGATTCTGGTTTAACATTTCTATTTTATTATTCTAAGTTTAGTGTTGGTGGTTGGGTGGAGTTATCGCAATATAGATCTCAAAAAATACATGCTTTACATGATCTCGACTGTTGGTGGGAATCTATTAATAATAACAATGGATCTGTCATTCATGGGTTCAAACCATACTATTTTCCCACTTTAGATCAAACAGATTACGTAAAAACTAATTTACTTCAATATTTATAGTAAATGTCGAATCTGTTAAACATCTATAACGAGAACTTTGGACAACATGTAGTCACGAATGGTGCTTACATAGCTGTGTCAAACACCAACTCAAAGCCATACTCTTGTGAGGAGGGATTTGCTAGAATTGGCGAAGTGGTAATTTATCAAAAAAATAGATTTTCTACGAACTATTCTTTTGCAAAGACGTATAGAAACGAAGTCGAGAGTCGAGGCGACATTTTGTCATACTACACAGAACAAAGTGCGAGTGTCGATTTTACGGCTTCTTTGAGATACGAAAGTGGATCTTACACTGACAACTCATTAGCATGTGACTTTTTGGTATTGGAAGATGGAACGGTAATTTCTAAACAAACTTCGTTTGGATCTGCATTAGCTATGTGTGATCGATTCTTAGCAATATCAGATATTGCATTTAGTCAAAGCATAGCAAATATTGATCAAAATTATGCATCCGTGTATATCTACAAGTTCTTTGACGAAAATATTACGGGATCATGTTCTGTAGAAAATAATGATTTGTTTACTTTGCCAGATCTTCCAATTTGTGGAATAACAGGTTCAGCCGCTGAAGGATTTGGTAGATCAGTAGCAATTTCTGACAACTTCTTAGCAATAGGATCACCATTCAAAAATTCAAACAGTGGGTCAGTTGACATTTATTTGTATACTGGATCTGGTTGTGGATATTATTTGTATTATCAAACTATAACTTCTTCAAATAACGCTGATGCGTATTTTGGAACATCTTTGTATATCGATAAATTTGATGAAAACAAATTGGTAATATCATCTGGACCACAAACAGATAGTAAAGTATTTGTTTACTTCAGAGAAGGAGATATAAAAACTGGAACGTGGGAATTGACTCAAACAATTTCTCAAGATACTTCATCAAAGTGGTTAAGAATAGAAGGAGATCAAGATCTTGAGTGGTTTCCCATCAGTCAAACGAATACTAGGTATGGTTATTCAGTAGCAGTTGCTAAAAATAATTTGATCGTAGGTGCTCCTAACGATCTTATTTACTACGAGTATAGTAGTTCATTGGCACTTACTGGGTCACAACCTTTAAGACAAAGAGGCGCTATTTACTATTACAGTTTGCCTGTGACCGGATCAAAAGAATTTGCACTAGTAGAGAAAATCTACGGTGATACAAATACATTCAAAGACAACATGTTTGGATATAGTGTTGATATAAACAACCAATATGTTCTTGCTGGATCTCCAAAACGATATTTTCCATTTTCTAGTTTGTATTTGTCCGCATCTGTTGATAGATACAATACAAATTTTGAGGTAAATGATTTTGGTGCTAGCACATTTAACGGACAAGCCATGTTGTATAAGATATCGACTGACGTTTGTCCAGATCAATTGACTTTGAAGATGGCAACAACCACACCTATAGGATACAGAAAGAAGGTGGGTGAGTCTTTCACAGCGTTTGGTGCATCTGTTGCATTGTCCGAACAAAACTTGGTTATAGGTTCACCAGCACCATTGAATAATGACATGTATTTGGCGGAACCATATGCGGTAGAACAAAGTGGTAGTGGTGAGTTTAATTGTAATGGTGATGACCCAACTGATGTAGTTTATCTTAGAATGGAAGATGAGATTTGTGATTGTAGTGGATATGATTTGAATTCTGCTCAAAGTGGTTCGATTGTGTTTATTGAAGAGACAGATGCAAATGTTGTTGCAAGTTTATATGGTAGAGCTTTTATCTATGATTTTAGTGATCTACAAACCAATCCAAACGTAGGTAACATATTCTATAGTTACAATAAGTTTGTGGTAAACAACACAGGCAGTATATTTGCGGATATTTTAAAGAACCCACTACAACCTCTTGATGATTACATTTATGGTGAATATCAAAGTCAAATAACCCTCCATGAAAAACAATATATCTGCACTGTAGAACCAGGCGAGTTCAACATCTCTACCAATCCTACAGCTGTTACTTCTTCGTTGGTAGGACCATACTGTGTTATCAACAAAGATACATTTGACTTTAGTAACTTGGATATCATATTGAGGTATATCAACTATAAATTGACTTCTACACACGTTGAATCTTGGTGGGATGTGTTGGTATCTGGCGATGTTCAAGAAAGTATATTTGGATTCTTCACATCATCCGTAGTTGATTACACAGACAATCGATTGACACCAGAGTTGTTATGTGAATTAGGAACCAAAAATTTTGACGTAAATAAAGATGGTATGATCAATTATGCAGATGCGTATATGATCTGGAACTACTTTATACAAAATTTGACAATTGAAAATTATCAACAGTATGTTGGTCCTACTTCAAAGAGAAAGAACTATGACGATATTATTGCGTTTCTGGATGAACAAACTGGCAAAGGTAATCAGAATACAGTAAAAGCTGAGTTCTTTGATTATAACTTCAGTTCGTCTGTGGACCCAACCGGTTCTTATTTGGCACCGTATATTACTGAGGTTGGTTTGTATGCTGGTGCAGATCTTGTAGCGGTTGCTAAGTTAGCAAGTCCTATCAAAAACAACGGTCAAATTCCAATAAATATTGTTGTTAAATGGGACACATAACCATATTTATTATAAAGCGATAAAAACATATGGCTACTCTATCAGACAGCAAAATAATTGACCGTGAATCATCAAACAAGAGTTTGGCAGACAGATATTTGTCTGGTCAAGCCGCTGGTGGTGCTTATCAACCAGTTCAAAAGAATGTCAAGACACAAGGTTCAAATGAGTTGTCACTTGGTGGAAGCACAGCTGATAGAGACTGGACTGTTTCCAAGGGGTTCTTGACAAAGGTCACTACTGGAACTGAGAATTTTAATAAAAGCGCACTCAATTATAGTGATAATACCAGAAACGGTCCAGTTATTACCACGGGTATAAACAAAATTGCTACTAACTGGAATGGAGGATCTTCAATCAAAGATACTTTGTATACCGTTGATCCAGGCTTTAGAACTAATACTCCTACTGGTGCTACACAATTCAAGGATGCTATAGGAAATCAATCCAAGCAACTTTCTATATACTTAAAGGGTTTCAATTCAAACAAATATATTAATGGCGGGTTTACTCGTTAATATATCTATTTGTAATGGTTATATTAGGTTTAGATTCATCAACATCGGTTACTGGATGGGCATTTAACGTCGATGGTAAAATCGAACAAGCGGGTTTTATTGACACCAAAAAGTTCGAAACGACTAAAGAAAAAACGTTTCATGTAATCTCAGAATTGGAAAAGATTCCACTCATTAAAAAAGTGGACCATATAAATCTTGAAGCAGCCCTCAGTGGTTTTGCTGGCGGATTTACATCACAACAAGTTATTATAACTTTGGCACGACACAATGCTGTATTTGCTTATATCATTGAAGAACACTTCAAATGTAAAGTAAATCTTCTATCGGTTACTACAATGCGTAAACATCTTTTTGGAAAATGTCGTGTCAAGGGTATCAAACCAAAAGAGTTTGTGAAAGAAGAGTTGGAAAAAATGATGCCCACTGTTACTAAGTTTACCGTTAAGAATAAAAAAGGAAATTGGGACGAGCGAAATAGCGACATGTATGACGGAATTGTATGCGCCATGTATGTCGAAAAATAAAAAGTTGATTCTGCTAATTCGTCGTGTAGAATGAGAATGACGTATGGTAGAAACTTCGGTTATAGATACACTTACAAGACTTTTTAAACACAAACCGTCTGTCCAAAAGGGCGGAACGGAGTTGATGTTTTTTTGTCCCAATTGTAATCACTATAAAAGGAAGTTGAACGTAAACACAACTACAGGTTATTATCACTGTTGGGTTTGTAATTTTAGTGGAAAAGGATTCAAGAGTCTTCTTAACAAAATCAAAGCTCCCGCAGAGTATTATGAATCTTTGTGCAAGATCAAGGCTCCTAGATCAATTAAGAGTGATGTAAAGAAACTACATCTACCGTGGGAATTCAAACCGTTGTATCTTCACGATCATGATGTGATGTATAAACACGCTTTGAACTATTGTTTGAAACGTGGATTGAGTGTGTATGACATAGTTCGTTACAACATAGGTTACTGTCCTTGTGGTCAGTTTAAGAACCGTGTTGTAGTTCCTTCATATTCTGCAACGGGTGAACTAAACTTTTTTTGTGGTAGAGATATCTATGAAAGTAAGATGAAATATAGATTGTGTGAATCTACCAAAGATGTAATTGGATTTGAAATGTTCACAGACTTTAGTAAGCCTGTGACCCTAGTTGAAGGTGTATTTGACGCATTTTCTGTAAAATACAACGTGGTTCCGTTGTTTGGAAAAACCATGTCCAATAAACTCAAGGCTAAGATGACTACACAAAGGCCTCCTAGAGTAAATGTATTGTTGGACAACGATGCAATCAAGAGTAGTTTGGACATATGTCAATTTTTGGTATACAACGGCATCGATACACATCTTGTATTATTGGATGGTAAAGATCCAAATGAACTTGGACATAAAAATACTTGGAAAGCCATAGATGCCAGTGTTAAGATCTCCGAAAGCGATTTATTCAAATTGAAAATTAAACACAAGTTATGATAGTATTAAAAAACACAGATAGTAAGATCGACAATGTGATTCAGGTGTCTGATATTCATATTCGTCTGACAAAGCGCCATGAAGAATATACTTCTGTATTCGAACGTTTTTATACTGTCTTGGACAAAATCAAGAAGAATACAAACTTGGTGTGCGTTATCACGGGTGACGTATTTCACAACAAGAGTGATCTAAGTCCCGAGTGTGTCAAAATTGGTAGTGACTTTTTGAAGAACTGTGCGGATCGTGTTCCTACCATCTTGATTGCTGGTAACCACGATGCTACACTAGCTAATAAAAGCAGACTCGATTGTTTGACTCCGATTGTTGATGCTCTTCAACACCCCAACCTTTATTATCTCAAGCAAAGCGAAGTGTTTCGTTACGAAAACATTTTGTTCAATCACTTTAGTGTGTTTGATGAATGTGATAAGTATATCAAGTATGATTCTATCCCAGATAAGCACAAACTATCAACGGATCATCACGTTGCGTTGTTTCACGGGCCAGTAAATGATGCGGTTACAGATGTTGGTTATACTGTGAGTAACAGAACCATCGTGAACGATCTGTTTGATGGTCATCATATTGCGATGTTAGGTGATATTCATAAACATCAGATTCTTCAAGAGTATAATGAAGATGAAAACAAGCCTGTGATTGTTTATGCTGGATCGATGATTCAACAGAACCATGGTGAGGAACTCAAGGGTCATGGATTCTTGTTGTGGGATCTAAAGCGTAAGTTGTTTAAACACTATGAACTTCCCAATGATTATGGTTTCTATACCATTGAAATCAACAAGGGTAAGTTGATCACCGATATTGCGGATATTCCCAAGAAGGCTCGTATCAGAACCAAGTGTTTTGAATCGATTCCATCACAAGTAAAAGAAGTGATTAATGAGATCAAGGACAAGTGTGAAATTCTTGAGTCAACATTTATTCGTATTGATGAATTTGACAATAATACAACTAAGATCAATCAGGTTCTTGATATCCATAACATCTTTAATGTTGATTATCAAAACAAATTGATTGAAGATACGTTGGTGTCTAAGAAGACCAACAAGACTTTGATTGATAAAGTAAAGGAACTAAACAAGAATATTAATCTTCAAATTCCTAAAGATAAAACTCCAAAGAACATTCGATGGAAGCCTAAGACTTTTGAGTTTGACAATATGTTCAGTTATGGTGAAAGTAACTACATTGACTTTACCAAACTAAAGGGAACCATTGGTTTGTTTGCTCCTAATGCTAGTGGTAAATCTAGCATCATGGACGCACTTGCATTTTGTGTATTCGACAAGTTCAGTAAGGGATATAAAGCGGTTCATGTTCTCAACACACAAAAGATGAGCTTCAAGTGTAAGTTCAATTTTGAAGTCAGTGGTGTTGATTACTTCATTGAACGTGAAGGTAAAGCCGATAAGAAGGGTGCAGTCAAGGTTGATGTCAAGTTCTATAAGATCGACAAGGATGGTCAAGAGGTGCCTTTGAATGGTGAAGCACGTAGATCAACCAACGATATTATTAGAGACTATGTTGGAACCTATGATGACTTTATCTTGACGGTGTTGAGTATTCAGAACAGTAAGGCTGGGTCATTTATTGATCTTGGTCAGACTGAACGTAAGGATTTGTTGTGTCAATTTATGGGTCTTAATATCTTTGATCAACTCTATAATATTGCGAATGAAAACTTCAAAGAGACCAATACATTGTTGAAGAATATCAGTAAAGACCAACTTGAATCGGATCTTACTAATATCTCTGGTAGTATTGATATTAATTTGACAAACATTGCCACATTCAATTCCGAGTTAAAGACACTAGAGTCCCAGAAAGAAGAACATAACAATCACTTACTTCAACTCAGCAAGAATATTGTTAAGTTGGATTCTATTAAGTCTGTCGATATTACCGATCTGGAAAAAGATAAGATTGAACATGGAAAAAACATTGGTAAGTTCGAATCTTCAATTGCGGATAATAAGACCAAGTTAGAAGAAGTTGAATCTCAAATCACTTCATTGAGTTCGTCATTGAAGTTGTGTGAGAACATTGAGACTACTTATCAAGAATATAAGACTGTGAAGAAAGAACAAGAAACAAAACAGTCTCAGATTGATCAATTGAAGTTTGTCATAAAGACCAAGGTTGATAAACTCAAGAAACTTGAAGAACATAAGTATGATCCTAATTGTGAATACTGTGTTAATAACGTATTCGTGAAGGATGCTATTGCAACAAAACAAGACCTTGAAAATGAAAAGATCAATGCTTCTAACATCATTGCTGAGTTTAACAAAATAAAAGCAAAGGTAGAAGAATTTGGTGATATTGAGACAAGGTATCAAAATTGTCAAAGCACCAATAACGATAGAATCAAATTGGAAAAACGTCGTGAAATATTGACCACATCAATTCTGCGTGATGAAAATTATTTGATTACGTTGAAAAACAAATTAAAGGAGACTATTGATAGTATTGATGCGTTCTATAAGAACAAAGATACTATTGAAAATAATCAGAAATTGTTGAATGAGATTGAAGAACACAAGGGTCTGATCAAAGATATTGAATTGGAAATTAAGTCTGTAAATTCCAAGTTGTTTAACATTTCTACTGAGAAAGGTAGATTGGAGTTGCAGTATAAGAATACTACTGATCAGTTGAATAAAGTAAAGGAGTTGGAAGATTCCTACGAAGCATACAAACTGTATACGTCAATTATAAGCCGTGACGGTATTCCATATGATGTTATTACCAAGACTTTGCCTGAGATCGAAAAGGAAGTTAACAATATTCTTCATCAAATTGTGGAGTTTAGTGTAACTCTTCAGACTGACGGTAAGAACATTATGACCAACATTGTTTATGATGACAAACGTTGGCCGCTTGAAATGGCTAGTGGTATGGAGAAGTTCATTAGTGGACTAGCTATCAGAGTCGCTTTGATTAATATTAGCAATTTGCCGAGACCCAATATTATATGTATTGATGAAGGTTTTGGTTGTGCTGATAGTGATCACTTGGGTCAAATGGGATCGTTATTTACATATTTAAAACACCAATTTGAATTTATCTGGGTTATTAGCCATCTTGATCAAATGAGAGACATGGTTGATCAACAGTTGGAGATAAAGAAAGAAAATGGGTATAGCAAGATCGATTTTCGGTGAAAAAAGTTAAAAGTGTATATAAATAGTTAGGTGTTCCACTTTTTTGGCAATATTTATAAAGTAAACATAACTTTTTGTAAAGTTAAGTTGACCCTGAAAGGAATATAAATTATGCCAATTCAAGAAGGTGGACGATGGAGTCCAACACAAAATATAGTAAGTCCTGGTGTTTTCACCAGAGAAAATGACTTATCGGGGCTAGCCCAAGGCGTAGCCAACATAGGTGGTGCAATCGTGGCTCCGTTCGCCGACGGACCTGCGTTTTTCCCAAGCGTGATCACAGACGTAGCAACACTAGAACAAAGATTCGGTATTGCTGACGGTGTATACTACGGTCCCTACACTGCAAAAGAATACCTCTTACAACAAGGTATCGTAACCATAGTTCGTGTCGGCGGATTGACTGGTTACTGGCAAAAGAACCCATTGGTGGTTTATGCTGAACCAGGTCAATGGCTTAGAACTTGGGATATTGGTGCTTTGACTACCGCTTCGTTTATGTATTTGAATAGTGGTGACTACACTGCTAATCTTCAATACGTTCACAGTGCTTCATCATGGGAAATCGAACCAAGTGCTTTAGTAAGAACCAATCCGCTTGCAGGTATCTGGATCACTGGTTCTAATACAACAAACCAACAAATTGCTGATTTCGTTGGTGCAAATTCAAGTTTGGAATACATCAATGATTTGTCTGCTTCTCTCGTAGCATTGAAAGATGCTGGTAAGTTGGTAAGTTTGACTACTTACAATGCTTATTCAGCATTTAGTGCCTCGGTTGTCGCAGCTGGACTTAAAGTCACCCCATCAGGTGGTGGTTCAGATCACGCTTTGGCATGGTTTGACGTAACTCAATGGGCACCATATGGTTATGTTTACAAGTCTGGTTCTGGTGCATGGAGCACATTCCAAATTGATGATAACATTACTGGCAACATAGTCAACGGATTCCCAACTAACTCTGGATCTTATTTGACTGCTTCTATCATCAAGGTTAACAATCAACAAGTTACCTTCCCATTCGTAGCATTGTCAACAAGTGTAGGTTCGAACGCTACAGTTTGTTCTCACAAAGAAACTGGTGCTAATACTACTTCTTCTCCATATTTCTATCCAACCTTTGATTGTTCTTACTTGACAATCAGTGGTAGCATTAATGCAAGATTTGGTAGTGCTGCTTTGACCAGTGGATTCCCATCCAACTACAATGGAACTGGTAATTTGAGTGGTAGTAAGTTGTATGCTGGTAAGCAAGTAAGTCTTGGAACTGTCGAGACTGCTCAGCTCAGCAGACGTTTCTACGGTGCTACTCACTTGGCTCCGTCTGGATCTGCTGGATTGTATTTCTACTTGAGTTCTAGTGCTCAAGGAAGTAGCACCGCTACAACAGAGACTCAAATTGCTACAGCAATTGCAGAAAGCACCGAAGTATCATTCTTGTTGACTTCAAGTTTGTTGAACCTTGGTTCTACAACTTCTAACATCGCATTGGAATATGACCAAGATACGTTTGATGCTACAAGCGACTTGTATATTAAGAGTGGTAGCTTTGCTACTGTTCGTAGTGCCGCAACTTGCGGTGCCGCATTGAGATTCTTGGGTCTTGTAAGTGGTTCTTACGGAGCATTTACAGGCAACTTCGAAGCTGATGGTTCGGGTGGTTCAGATCCATGTAATCCATCTACAACAGGTCGTCAACCAGTTGTGCTCGCAGTATTGGCTAACACCCAAAATGCTTCGACACAATTCAGTAGCGATTATGAAGTATACGGATTTGACACTTCTACTGTAAGTCAATTGACCAGTTCAGTATATCCATATCAAGGTATTGTCAATCCAAACGACAACGTTTATCAACTTATCTTGAGATACAACTGGACTGATACAAACGGTGTGGTTTCTGACGGAACCTACGGTTATTATGACTTCAGCTTGAATGAAGATGACAACAACTATATCAAGGACGTATTCGGAATTGATCCAACTGTTGGTAATCCATCTAAGCAAATTGCTGGTCAAAAGGTAGAGGCTGCATATAACTACATCCTCTTCGAAGACACCATCAAGAAGTTTATTGCTGAAAAGACTCGTCCAAATGCTGAGGGTGGTGGTTGGAGATTGTTGGTAGCAACTGCTCCATCTGCTTCGTTTAGTGTTGGTGAGTCTATGAAGTTCTTGGATCAATACTCACTAGATCCTAACAGTGGTGATTCACAATTTGCTATCACAAATGCGAAGACCCCATGGTTCTATAGTCAACAAATTGCTCCATTCAAGGGAAGTGCTGATGAAGCAGCTGTTCCTACCAAGTTCAAGTTGTTCAAGGTTCACACTCTCAGTGACGGTAGCTTGAGTAACAAGAAGTATAAGATCGAAATTAGCAACGTTAAGTTGGCTGGAACTGTTCCAGGCAGCAATTGGGGTTCATTCACTCTTGCTGTTCGTGCTTACAGTGATACCGACAAACGTCCTAAGTATCTTGAAATCTTCCAAAACTTGAACCTCGACCCAGACAGTGCAAACTTCATTGCACGTCGTATTGGTGATCGTTACGCATACATTACCTTCGCTGGTAAGATTGTAGAATACGGAACTTACGTTAACTTGAGTCAGTTTATCAGAATCGAAATGACCGACATTGCTTATCCAGAAGTAGTCGTTCCTTACGGTTTCGAATCATACTCTGCTCCAGTAAACGGAACTCTAAGCAACATGTTGCCAGCAGTTCGTTACAGTAAGGCAAGTATCTATGGTCTCGCACCTGGTAAGTATCCATCTGGAACTGTGTTTGGTGATGTTCCAGAAAGTGGTGCTCAAATCGCTGCTTTGTATCCTACCGCTTCGTTTGGAGTAGGTGTCGCAAATGATACAAAACAATACTTCAAGCCTCTTCCATCCTACGGTGGTTCAGATCAAAACGGTGAAAACATCGACTTTGATTTGGAAGCAAAGGTATGGGGAACAGCAGACTGTTCTTACTATGCTCAAGGCGTATCGGCAAGCACCGGTTCGTTACTTGCTCCAAGTTTGAGTGGTAGTATTCCATCGGTATACGATCCAGTCAATGAATCTACTTACGTAAGACTTCGTAAGTTTATCGTAGGTTTCCAAGGTGGATTTGAAGGTCAATGGCCAGCAATTCCAATCAACGTTGGATCTGATATTACTGCTGGTAATACTCAAGGTTTGGATTGCACAAACATTACAAGCCCAGGTAGTATCGCATACAAACAATGTATCGCTGCTCTCGGTAATGCCGATGAGTTTGATATCAACTTGATCGTGTTGCCAGGTATCTTCCGTGAACAACACAGCTATGTCACCGAGATCACCATTGATATGTGTGAAGCTCGT